TTTATCATCTACAGACCAAAATATCCTATCTTTTAGTTGGTGAAAAACTCTTCTATATTCCTTGTGTCTTTTAAAATTTCTAATATGAATATCGCTAATGTGATATATCTTATTAACTTCACTTAAATTCAATACGTTCTTAATCATGCTGTCAACATCATCTTTTTTAGCAAGAAGTCTGAGAATGTCATTGGTCTTGCGTTGTGTAATAATTCCGTTATCTTTTCAAATCCTAGATCTGATGGATCTTTTCCTTCTAATTCTATTAAGTATACTTCTTTTCCCATATTAACTAGCTTTTCTGAATAGTTAAGAGCTTCTTTAAGAGCGTCTTTATCTAATGCAAGATAAACTGTTTTTACTTGAGACTCCGCTAGTTTTAGCATAATTGCTTTCGGTATAGTCTTACCAAATAGCGGTATTGCGTTTCTTTTTATTGCGATAGCATCAAATATACCTTCGCAAAGTATTACTGGAACTGACCAGTTTATAGTATTTTCTAGTCCTATAATTTCTGCTTTGTTACAAGTAGGAGCATCAAACTTTCTTGATGGATTCTTTTCAAAAGACCTTGCCATAAAATAGTTTGCAATACCCCTTTTATTGTATGATGGTATGATAACTCTATTTCTATACCTTCCATTTGAGCAGTATCCTATATTGTATTTTATGATATCGCTTTCAGTAATTCCTCTAGATTTGACGTAAGCCATAGCTTGTCTTTTTTCTAGAGTATTGTTATCATCCATCAAACTAATGAATTCTTTTGGTAAACTAACTGTTGTTATTATGCTCTCATCTTCTTTTTTAAGATATCCCAAATATCCCTTCAGCTCAACTATTTTATCGCTTGGCGCACCGATTTTATTTAGTAGAGTAACAGGATTTTGTCCTTTCGTAGCAGGATGACAAGTAAAACAATTATATTTACCTGTTTTTAAATTAACAATAAGTTTTGGATTCTTGTGATTACATATAGGACAATAAAATCCGTAGTCACCAGTTTTTGGAAACTGTTTGCTTTTACCAAGAACGGATTCTAAAACTCCAAGTATCAAACCTTCATTATTCATATTATCAAATATAACACAATTTATTGAATTAACTACCAGGAGAGGACAGTAAATCGCCTCCAGGTATATAAATAGAAGGTTTTAATAATCGTTGAAATTGAATATCGGTAGAATCCGACGGTGTAAAGTCCGCTAGAGTTTTTCAACCATAAACAAAATTCGAAAAAAGTGTCAAAAAAACAATACTCTAAAAAATCTCTATGCAACAAAACGAAGATAACATAGAACATCAAGAAATTTCAGAAGAGCAACTAGAAGCTCTCTACATCTTTTTATCAATTAGTTGGGAAACATTCACAGATGATGAAAAAGAGTATTGGAAGATAATTATGGAAAAGATAGACCCAGAATTTAGCTATGAGTAACAAAATTGAATTATACATATTAGACGGATGCGAGAAATGCACTAGGATAAAATATGCTCTTATTTCTGAAGATATAGAATATGAGGAAGTAAATTGTACTAGTTCTGAAAATAAGAAATGCGATAACTTAGAAGATAGAGTAGATTGCGGCAAATATCCCATGGCGGTAATAAAGAAACGAGGAGCTACAAGTATTATCTACTTTTGTGAAAAAAGATCTACAGGCGGAACTACAATAGTAAATAGAAGAATTCCTGTGGACTCTGAAGATAATTTTATCCAAGAAGTAAAAAAGGTTTACTTTTAAAAAAAAGTTTATGAAAAAGGTTTCTGCTGAACAGATTCAAGAGAATCTAGACAAGTTTTATTCTTATATTGATCAATATGTCTCTGGAGAAAGGGGTACTAAACTTAAACAATTTTATAAAAATATAGAAGACACGTTAGCTACTTCTCCTGCCTCTTCTAAACATGCACATCATAATTGTTTTCCTGGAGGTTATTTAGATCACGTTCTTAGAGTGATTGAATCAGCATTAGTATTTGATAGAGTGTGGTCTAAGTTTGGACAGAAGGTAGATTATATAACTGAAGAACTGGTATTTTCAGCTATCAACCATGATCTTGGAAAGCTAGGAACAAATGATCAACCATTCTATATTCCTAATGACTCCCAGTGGCACATAGAGAAGCAAGGAGCATACTATAAGTACAATACTAATATAACACATATGAGGATCGCAGATCGTAGCCTGTATTACCTCCAGCAAGCAGGAATACCTGTCACAGAAACAGAGTTCTTGACAATTAAGCTACATGATGGTCTATATGAAGAGGCAAACAAAGCATACTATATGCCTTACGGACAAGACTTTCAAATTAAAACAAATTTAGTTCACATTCTTCATCAAGCAGATTTAATGTCTGCTAAGATTGAAGACCAAATAAACAAAGCATGATAATAACATGGATAGTAGTAGCACTTTGGGTGCTCACAGTAGTAGGATACGTCGTATTCAATCTATATCAAAAGAATAGGAAGCTAGAAAACATGGTAGTAAAGCAACAGCTTTTTATTAATGAAGTTATGGCTAACTATAAAGAGATTGATCTTCTTGTAGATAAAATAGATAAATCTCTTTGGGTACAATCTGATCCTGAGTTTCTACAACTTATCGAAGAAATGAAAAATCTTCAAGGAATGATTAAACAATACACAGAAAGTAAGTAAGTATGCAAGAAATAGTAGAAGCTGTAGAGATTGAACTTACAAAGAAGGGTCAGCCAAGAAAAAGAAAGCCAAAAACAAAGAATAATTATTTTACTGAAGATACTGAAGAGGCTATCTTAGAGTATAGACGTAGTACTAATCAAGCTGAGAGGAATAGAATATATAACAATAAGATTCATTATGGATTTTATAAATTAGCTGAAAATATAATTCATACTTTTAAGTTTTATTATACGGAAGTCGATAAGATTGAGGATCTAAAATATGAAGTGGTATCTTTCTTACTTCAGAAACTAGATCTATATGATCAATCAAAGGGAAAAGCATATTCTTATTTTGGTACTATTGCAAAAAGATATCTTATTATCTATAACCAAAAGAATTATAAAAAGCTTGTTAATAAGATCGATATTCCTAATAATGAAGAGGATGATGAAAGTTTTAAACAAGCTATCGTAGTAAAGGAATATTCAGAACCAGATAGAAATGAAGTCATAGTTAGATTTTCTAAGTTGCTAGAAGAGAAAATACCCACTTTATTTGATCGTCAAGAGGAAATAAATGTAGCTTACGCGATACTTGAGATCTTTAGAAAAAGGGAAAACATAGAAATATTCAATAAAAAAGCGTTATTCATCTATATTAAAGAGATGACAGACTGCCAATCTAACACAATAACTAAGGTAATTAAGAAAATAAAAGGATTGTATGTTCAAATACTCAATAACTATATTGAGAATGCGGACTATTGATATTTATTTATAAACTTAGTTCCATGGAAGAACAAAGCAAAGAGATATTTGAAGGAAAAACAATTTCTGATCTTGCTAAAGAAATATATAATAAGCATAAAGAGCAAGACGAAGCCCTAAAATCTAGAATAAACCAATTAGGAGATATGGTAGAAAGTCCTGGTGACGCTATTGTTATTGTTCCTATGCTAAAAGGATACTTCGATTCAAGTCTTAAGAATGACGAAGTTCTAATGAAGATGTTACAGATCTTCCAAAAACAAGAAGAGAAAAAAGCAGCTGGCGCAGAGGATTCAAGTCTTCTTACGGAAAAAGATATTCAACAACTATTTAGTGAAGTATCAAGTTATACTGTTTCAGCATCAGATACAAAAAAAATAGAGGACACTAAAGATGGCCAATGATATAATATTTGGTACTAGTCCTGAAGGAGGCGTAGGAAGCAGTCACGGTCAATACTTTATTATTGGTCGTGTTACTAGTATTGTGCTTGGAGAATTCTTTGATGATGGTAAAACTAAAAATCCTGAATACACTAGTCCTGCTGATATAGGTAAAGTAGATTTCGAAATGCTTTATACTGGATTAAATTTAAGGAGAGCTAATAAAGTATCTAAGTCTGCTTTTCCCATATTTTCATTTATTAAGCAATATCCTGTTATAGGAGAAATTGTTTACATAGTTTCTGGACCTTCTGATGGTCTTAACGATAATTATAAGAATCAAAAGCTTTTTTATTATCCTCCTTTTTCTTTGTGGAATGCAGTTAATCATAATGCGTTTCCAAATATGGATCAGTATTCTGAGTTTTTGAAATATTATTCTCAACAACCTGGGTATCAAGGATCAACTGACACTGCTCAAGCTAAGCTTCCTCTTGGAGTTTATTTTCAAGAGAATCCAAAAGTAAAGACATTAAAACCTTTTGAAGGTGACTCAATAATAGAAGGAAGATTTGGTCAGTCTATAAGATTTGGAAGTTCTAATCCTAATAGAGGAGATAATGATACGTGGTCTATTGGAGTTTTACAAAATGATTATCAAGGAAAACCAATAACAATAATTGTAAACGGTCAAGGAAAACCTAGTGTAAAAAACTCTGATCTATTTTCTCCTACTATAGAAGATGTTTCTAGAGATGATTCATCAATCTATCTAACATCTGGACAACCACTAAGAACTCTTAATGTATCGGATATACGATCTAAAAAGTATGAATTTCCATATAGAGGAAATCAAGCTTTAATATGTTCAGATAGAGTAATGCTGTATTCTAAAAATGAAAATGTACTTATCTTCTCAAAAAAAGAAATAGGTATATCTGCTAATATGTCAGTTAGTATATATTCAGGAGAAAACGTAGTTATTAATTCTCCAAAAATACAACTTGGTGATGAGTTAGCAAGAGAACAAGCTGTGCTAGGTACTACTTTTACTATTCAGCTTAAAAGACTATTAGAAAATTTAATTTCTGCTGCCGGTTATTTACAAGATGCATCTACTAGCGATCCAGGAACTACAGCTGTTAAAACTAGAATAGCTGGTAAAGAGATGCAACACGCTAGTCAAGTCATGTTAAATTACTTAAATGAAGATCTTCATCTTTCAAAAACTACGTATATTAAATAATGGCTACAAGTATTAGAATAGGCACAAAAGTACAAAATAAAACTTCTAAGTTAACTGAGGCTCAGAAGACTAAAGCTAGTAAATATAAGGAAAAAATAGATGCTAATAATCTAAAAAAACAACAAAATTTTAAAGATGTATCGTCTAGATTAAGTAATAAAACTATAAAATCTTTTGGTTTACAAAATACAACTTCAGCAACTGGACTAGAAAAAGCAATATTTGTTGCTGGAGATAGTTTAATACGAGCTCAACAAGCAATAGATGATGTATTTTATGGTAAGTTTGAAGGAGTTCCAGAAGAAGTAAAAAATAAATTTGTTAGATCTATAAAAAAAGCGTTAGACGAAGGATTAATAAATACTTTTGATACTTTATCTACTATAGATTTATGTAATGTTTTAAGCTATGCTCTTAATAAAGTTCCAGGATCCACAAAATTTGATCCAGAAAAAAAACCTACTGATGAT